CTTGAGCGGTGGAAGAGAAATCAAGAAGAATGGGATTATCAGAAAACACAAAAATTTAATTTACCAGAACAACCACAAATAGAAAATAAATTAGTAAGAATTGATAAAGGATTAGAAAAAATTAGTTATCGTGAAGATTATTTTAAAAAATACGGTGCTGAACCACTTTAAAAATTAATTTAAATATATAAACTTTTTAGATTTAATAAATTTAAATAAAAATATGACCTTACAAGAAATTATAGTATCTTCAAACCTTGAAAATAAAGAAGTTGATTTACTCCGTAATAAATTTTCTTCATATGAAGAAATAGCTTCAGAATGGGAAGTAAAAGCAAAAACAATTATTGTTTCAAGAAGAGATCAGACAACCGAAATGGAAATGGCTAAAACCGCAGCAAAAAAATTTCAAGAGATGCGTCTAGCTGTAGAAGAAACACGCAAATCTTTAAAAGAACAATCTTTACGCAAAGGACAAGCAATCGATGCTATAGCTAAATACCTTCAATCACTTATTGCCCCTATTGAAAAACATCTTTTAGCACAAGCTAATTTTATAAAATTAGAAGATGAGAGAATCGCTAAAGAAAAAGAAATGGAAGAGTTTAAAAAAGCAGAAGACGAAAAAATTGCTCTTGAAAAAAAACAGCGTGAAGAACAAGAACGAATCAAACTCGAAAATGAAAAATTAAAAGCTGAAATGAAAGAAAAAGAAGCGTTAATTGAAAAAGAGCGTATTGAAGCTTTAAACAAACAAAAAGAATTGCAAAAAGCATTGGATGAAACTCAAAAAAAAGAAAAAGCTGAAAAACAAAAACAGCAGGATGAAGAAAAAAAAGCAAAGGATGCAGCAAAAAATATAGTTTACCAAGAATGGTTACAAAAAAATAATTTTAATGAAAAAACAATGAAAATCACCATTCAAGGAAATAAACATATTTTATGGCAAATTATTTCAGAAATTGATGTTTCATAACTTTCAAAATTATGAAAAAATATTTAATTATTCTCGTGTTTGTTACTGCCTATATCACCCACTACACCAAAGAATCTAGTTGCCATTATCCAAAGAACGGAGGATGTCTAACAGCTAGTGGAAAAATAGCTACAGCTGGAACAACGATAGCATGCCCAAGAAAATATAAATTTGGAACTAAGGTAAAGATTGATGGAAAGATCTATGAATGCCAAGATCGTACCGCAAAAAAATATGATGATCGCTTTGATATATTCACTAACGAAACACTCAAAGAAGCATTTAAGTGGGGTAAGCAATTAAAACAAGTAGAAATTATTAATTAATTAAATATATGAAAGCAAATATTTGTTCAAAATGTTTATCAAGTGTAATAGGTGAAAGGATATATCAAATACAAACAGCTGATGATTGGAGTGGAAAATGTGAAGTGTGTGGAAATGGTGCTGTATTTTACGCTAGAAAAGATGAAATAGAAGAAGCCAAAAGTTTAACTACCATTAAAAAAGTAGAAATATTAAATTAAAAATATGGATGATGATTGTGAAAATATAATAGAACTTAAATGTAATTGTGGATGTGATTATCATTGTGAATTTGTTAAAGATGAACCTACTGATCCTGATAACATTATAAAACCACAAATGATTGATGAAATATTTTCAGATATTATGTTTAATTATAAAAAAAAATAATATGCAAAAAGTAAAAATTATTCAAGAAACACTTAAATCAATTTTGCTTGATGAAATTAAAGGAAGTAAAAAACTAAGCAGAGAAGATGTAGAAGAGATTGCTCGTGAAAATGGATATGTTCCTGAATCTGCTACTAGATGTTTACGATCAACTAAAGGAAGAAGTGTTCCAGTTAAAAAGCTTAATCAATTTAAAAAACCGATTAAAGAAGCTGGAGAAAAAATATATTGGTTTCAATGGGATGGTGGTACACGAGTAGTGTTTAATAAAAAATAATTAATTTAAATACGGAGGATATGCTTTTTCAAACTTCATCTCTAATAGAATCAATATCAACTAGATCTGATAATACTCTAAAAATTGTTTTAAACACACAAGAACTTACACCAGAACAAACAGCAATACTTTTCTCCCTTAAGGGAAAACAAGGATGGGCACTTTTTAAAGAAAATGAAGTTACTCCTGAAGAAGTACCAGAAGATGATGCTCCTGATATTGGTGGTAAGAGTCCATCACAAAGATTACGAGATAGAATGCTAGTTTACTTTTCAAAAAAACATGGTAATACAAAAGGTTTTCAAACTTGGTATGGAGAACAACTGGAAATGTTTGGACAAAGATATTTAGCAAAAGTAGAAGAACTGAAAGATTATGAAACCAATTAGTCCAAAAGTAAAAAAAATACTTGAACGAGATCCTGAAATGAAAAAATGCGTATGGTGTGGCACTACAAACGATATTACCTGGGAACATGCATGGATATATAGAAACAGACAAATTGACGAAGCCTGGGCAATTGTAGCGCTTTGCAGACACCATCATACAGGTAATGGACATACAGCTAAGATAAAAGATTACTGTCGCTGGGTAAGTTTACTAAAAGCAACTACATGTTGGGATGAACTAATCAAAAAATATCCTAAACATAATTGGCTAATAGAAAAATATCAATTAACTAAGAAGTTTGTAAAAATATGAACATTAAAAATATATGAGTAAATTTGATCTTAATAAAAAGGAATTAGAAAAACTTGTTGAAATAAGAAAAAAGTTTAAAGTTTTAGAAGAACTATCTAATGAGTTAGAACAACAAAAAAATCAGTTGGTGGTAGATATTATTATTCGTTTGATTCGTTCTAAACAATATAAACCATTAAGTTTTTTATGTATAGAAAATGATTATATCGAGATCGTATAATATTAGAAATAATTCATAAAAATATGAACATAGAAAAAATAGATGTTAAAAAAATAAGAGGTAAATGGAGTTATACCCATTCTACAGATGAATCAATTATATCAGATAGTGGTGATGATACTATTTCATCAATAAAAATAGTAGCTAATAAAATCAATGAAATTATAGATGTTTTAAATGAAAAGCAAAAAGATTGTTATTGTTCTGATGGTTATAGTTGTAAAAATTGTTGTGATAGACAAGAACAGGAAGCTATTTATCTTAAAAAAAAGGAAAATTCAGAAGAAGAAAAGACAATTACAATATCTACATCTGAAGAACAATGTGAATATTGTGAATATTGTGGTTGTGGAAGAATGGGTAATATTTTTATACATGACTTAAAAAAAGAAACTACTACTCCATGGATACCAAAAGAAGTTGATAATTATTATTATATTTATAATATAAATGGATTTAATAATAAATTAACAATTGGAAATGAAAAATTTTTGGGTGAGCATATGGATATTAAACACTTCCATTTTAAAAATGATTGGGAGAAAGAGTTTGATAAAATTTCTATTAATTTAGAAAATATATTTCAACAAATAGAAAATTATGAAAGAGATGGTGTAGAAGTTTTTGAAGTTAAAGATTATATAAAAAAAATTAAACAATTCATTCGTAATTTACTTAAATAATATGGAAAAAATATGTAGAATTTGCTTTAGAAATAAAAGATTAACTATTAAACAATGGAACGAATGTCCTGTTCAATTAGCTGATTATAAAGCTGAAACTTATTGGTGTTTTTTGCCAAGATTTATAACAAGATGGTGGTATTTTAGAAAAAATCCAAAACATTTATGTTAAAAGATATTAAATAATATGGAAAAAATAAAAGTATTAGGTAATAGAATACTTGTTGAACATTACAAAGATGAAGAAAGTAATAAATCTGTAATAATTCTTACAGAAACGGTTAATAAAAAAGAAACATCACAAGGAAAAATTGTAGCTGTCGGTAATGGAAAAAAAGTGTCACAATTAGAGTTTAAAGAAAATGATATTGTTTTCTTTGATACGTGGAAAGGAGAAGAAATAAAACTTAATAGTAATGGAGAAGAAAAAATTTATAGATTTTTAGAAATTGAAGATGTAACAGCGAAATTATATTAGTTATTTATAACAAATAAAAACAGCTACTCTTAGGAGGGTATTATGCGAGCAGCATGTCCTACGTGTAGAAAAATAGCCATCTTTAAACTCTACTTGGATATATACCAAGAGAAAGATTCTGGAAATATAGATGTCTTAAGTTCATGTAACGATTGTAACAAAGGAAGATGGATAGAATTATGCAAAGAAGAATACAATAATCTTAAAAAACAAGAAGAAGATAGAAGGAAAGGAAGGTAGATCATGTGTGAGTTTAACAAGTGTTTATTCGATACCTGTCTATTTTGTAGGAGAACAAGAGAATTCAGAATTTATTACGACATTATTGTGGAGTGTGAAGAAAACGTAGATTTAATGAAGATTAAGGGTGTTTGCACAGTTTGTTATAGAAAACAATTCATTGCAATTAGTGATAGCGTTCTTTCAAACATTTGGAGTAAGGGAATGAAACCTATACAACCTACCCCAGAACAACTTATGAATCAACACCAAAACATAACCAACTCACCAGATCGGTTATGGTAAGAAAGGATATCGTATGAGAAAGAAAGCAAGAAGAAGATGGATGAGTAGAATAAAGCATTCCATTTCCTCATTGATTAATTTGTTTTTTGAAAAGATAGATTGGTATGGAGGTATTGATCCTGAATGTTTTGTAAGAATACACGATTAAAGAGTTTGGCAGTATCTCAAAAAACTGCCTAATAATTAATAAATAATTTAAACAAATATTTTATAACAAATAAAAATATATGATCATTCAAACAGTCTTTCTCTGTGATGTGTGTAGTAAAAGAATTTTATATGATTTTGATTCTGATTGTTATTTAGAACATAAACATTAAATATGAAAGTAAAAGAATTAATTGAAAAATTAAAAAAGTATGATGAAGAATTAGAAGTAAATATTATATTAGGCACATCGGGTTGTGATATTAATGATGTTTATAAAGAATATAAAGTTATTTACATAACTGATTAATATGAATAATAAACAAATTTGTGATGAATGCCAATTTGAAAAAGATCATTCTATTGAATGTTCTAAATATACTTATAAAGATTTACATACTTATTTAGAAGAACAAAAAATAGTAGATAGAATAAATAAATTAGAAAAAGAAATTGAACAATTAAAATGTCGTTGTACTTGTCCTTAATTATAAAACATATGCCACATGTAAAACCAGATTTACAATTATCATATACTACGACAGGTAAAATAGGATTCCCCTACTATCATCGTGGTGGTCTATTGCGACTATTTAGAAAAGTTCCTTTTGGTTGGGAGATTAGAGGTAAGTCAGATAAGAAATGTAGTATTTGTGGTAATAAAGCATTTATTGGTGAACAAGATAATAAAACATTTTTATTCTGTAAGGTTTGTTTAAATAAAATTTTAATACAATAAAATATGAAAGATTTTTATGCACTTAATGATTTAAGTCCATATACAATTAAATATAATTGTGGTGAAGATTGTCGAATGACTGGTTGTCCTGGACATATAGCTAAATTAAAGTATTTTTCAGCTTCAGATATTTACGAAATTGAATTTGATGGTGAAGTTATTCATTTAGATAATAAAAAGTTTGCAATTATTTTAGATTTTGCTGAAAAATTAACAGAATAAATATATGGAACTTAAAAAAATTTATCAAACACATATAGTAGAAACAGTTAGATTATTTTATGAATGTAATGGTAAAGAAGAGCAAGTTTTAGTTGAAATGACTCCAGATTTAAATAGATTCGTTGTAGAACATTTTCAAAATTTATACAGTAATAATGATAGTTTAAAGGATTATTTAATTAATTTTAGTGATTTTATTAAAAATAACGTAGATGAAATATTAAAATTAAGAGATGAGTTTAATTTAAAAGGAATAATCATTTGGGAATAAATACTATTGCAGTTGGATCTTCATTCCTACAAAAACAGGATCTTCACCTTTTTAGATTTTGCTGAAAAATTAACAGAAGAAATGTATGAAAAAAAAATTAGATAAAATTCAATTTCCCCCAGATGAAAAAATTATTTTGGAAGATGAAAAAATTATTTATATTAATTATAAGTATGTAGAGAGAAAAATTATTAGAAAACCAGAATGGAAAAAAATTTATATTTATTATAATCATTATTATGGTATTTATTTATTGTTTATTGGTGAAAAAAATAAAATTTTAGAAACAATTATCTTATATTCTGGTAAAAAATTAACAGAATAAATTTATGCAAGGAGGAATAAAACTAATACTTGGTCAAGTATGTATAGGTAAAAGAGTAATGAAATGTCGTAGAACACCATTTAATACCTCAAATCATAGTATGCACTGGGGTGAGAAAGCACAGTGGACCAAAGCTTGGAAGGAAGAAGTATGGGCACAATTTATGATGCAGAGATCTAAATTATGGAAATTACCACTTAAAAAAGCTTCGATTGTAATAACTATCTATACAACTCATTTAAAAGATTACGATGGTGCTTATACCTCTGTTAAACCGTTATTGGATGCTCTTAAAGTAAATGGTGGTGTTGGAGTAATCATAGACGATTCTCCTAAATATATAGATCTATTAGTTAATCAAGTAAAAGTTAAACACAAAATTGAAGAACATGTTGAGATAAATATAAAATAATATCTTTCTGATTTTGATAAATTTTCGCTTAATATAGTAGTGGAATAGAAATAATAAAATAAACTATTAAATAATTTAAATAATATGTTTAAAAATAATGAAATTATTAGTTTACAACAGAGAGTTTCTCTTTTGGAAGGAAGCTTACTTGCAAGAGAAAAATATTATCAAGATAAAATGAAAGAAATTATCTATGATACAGACAAAAGAGTTAGTTTATTAATCGAATCAGTAAATAATATAGCTAATTATTTTGGGTATATTATTGATAGAGATGGAAGAATTAGTGAAATTCCAAATAGTTTTGGTAATCATTATGATTTTAAAGAGGTATCTTCTAAGATAGATATATTAGAAAATATTCTTAAAGAAGCAGGAATCATGGTTACTCCACCTAAAAATATTTCTATCCCTGATCCAAGAGGTTATTCAGTAAATAAGATTAAGATATAGTAATTATTAAATAATTTAATGTATGCTTAAAAGATACTTTTATATCCAAAGTATGATTACTAGGCGGAAAGAAGAGTTAAAGAGGCAGTTTAATTATAAATATTGGGGTCTAGATTTCAATTTAAATGCAGAAATTGCTAATGATACTGAAATATCTAATTTGTATAAAGATTTAGAGAAATGCATAAGTTCACGAGATTGGGATAAAAGTTTAAACCAGAAATTATATAAGTATCATGGTAAGAAAAAAACATTGTACCAATTATCAAAGGAAAGTTTAGTTGGTTATAACAATCTTAAAAATAGAGTTTTATACTTAAATTGGTCTATAGAAAAAGCTTTAGAGACATCTATAAGAAACTACAAAAAGGAATATAAAAGTTATCCACAATCATAAATATTTTCTTGCAATGGTTTTTTAAATAGTTATAATATAAATAACCTATTACAAAAATTACAATTTAATGAGAGTCACACCTCGAGACAAGGTTAATCTGTCTTGAGATATTTGGTGACTCTCATATTTCAAGGCCTACCTCTCTCGAGGTGGGCTTTTTAGTAGTTTTAACTTATTGGCAGTTTAAGTACTAATAACATAACGAGAAGGAAGGTTAATTCTCTCTTTCCACGTTAGATTAGGCGCTTACTGGATGGCAGGCAAATAAATATAAATTTATAATCTGCCAATAATTTAAAATTAAAATATGGATAAACAAGCAGATTTATCACAAGTTAATTTAGAGATGGGAAAAATATTGGAAATTGAAAAGAAAATTGCAAATATTTTAGATGAAAATAATTTAATGTTAGCTGTTGAACCAATATATAAAGTATTTTTAAGACCAAAGGTAAATATTGAACAAAAAAAGTAATATGTTATTTTTCTTAGGTTTAATTGTAGGTTTATTAATAGCAATTCTTATATTTTTAGTTCAAATATTTTTTAGGAATAAAATTATAAAAAGTTTTGATAATATTATGTCTAAAATAGAAAAAAAAGAGAAAGGAGAAATTTTTATGCCTACTAGTGAAAATCAAATTAAATTAGAAAAAGGATATGACATCATGTAAATATCATAATTTTACAAGTATTCATTCAGATAAAAATGTTCAAGTTGAAAGATGTAAACAATGTGGGTATCAAAAAAAATATAATAAGGTAGAAGGAAGAGTAAATAATGTGGAATATTTAAAAGATCATGTTAGAGATTTTGCACAGCCTACTGGTCCTACAGCACATATTTTTGAACAGTTTTATGGTAAAACTAAAAATTAATTTTAATATAAATATATGAAAAAAACAGGAAAAAAAGGTGGAAAAAAATGTTAATTAGTTCATTATAATCTATGGTCAAGTTAAGTCCTAAAAATATGTTAATTAAAGATGGAAAAATAATTTATAGTAAAGTTGTAGATGAAGTAAAGTTTTTACAAGGTAAAGTTCTTACAATTATAGAGGCAAGTTTACCAGAAGGTAATCAATTAAAATCAGTTAAAAGTCTTATAAATCAAGCATTCAATAATCAATTATCTTTATTAAACCTTAAAATTAGGGATTAAAACAAACAGGAAAGTTTGATTCAGTCTTATAAACCAACCTTCTTCTTATCCAAGAGAATTTGAAAAATTCGCTGAAAGTTCAAATTTAGTAGAAAAAGTAAAATAAAATTAATCATTTTGACCATAGATTTAAGTAAATTATTTGTAAAATTAATTAAATTATTTTATGGCAGGAAATCAGTATAAAGTAGATCCTAGACAAGCAGAGTTTTTAAAGAATTATCTTGATCCAAAATCAGCTACTTATTCCAATGCTTTACAAAGTGCTTTAAAGGCAGGATATGAACAAGAATATGCAGAGAACATAACTCATCTTGAGCCTAATTGGCTATCGGAAGCAATCGGAACAGAACAAATGGTAAAGAAAGCTGAAAGAAATCTTAATAAGATACTAGATATGAATGTAGTTTCTGAAGAAGGTAAAGTAGATACAGGAGTACTAAAAGTAGTAGCTGATACCTCTAAATTTGTTACTGAACGTTTAGCAAAAGATAAGTATAGTTCTAAACAAGTTACTGAACATACAGGTAAAGTAGAGATAGTTGATAATTCTGAACTTGATAAGTTAGCTGAGAAATTAAATGAAGAAAATAAAAAGGGATATGAATAAATATTATACAACAAAAGCAACAAAATTTGGTTTAAATCGTTATCTATATTTAGAAAACAATGGGAAATATGAAATTATATGTTTTCATATTGGTAAAGAATTAAATAAAAATTCAATGAAAATTTTAGATAAATTAGTAGATAAATTTTTAAAATCAGAATATAAAAATGTTAATTTTAAAATTTTAGAAAAAGAATCTTTTCATAAAAAACTTAGATTACATAACCCAAATGGGAAGTTTACTTATAGAGAAGTAAATTTAAAAAGCGATTATGAAAGTAAAAAAATTAATTTTCATAATGGTAAAGGAGATTGTGGTGAGTGTTGTAATAATTGTGGGCATTGTAGGTATGATTTAGAAACATATTTTAATAGTTAAGTAATATTTATGAAAATTAAAAATAATCAAACTTTGGTAGATTTAGAAGAATTATTGATTAAAATTCATGAGGAACAAGATTTGATTGATTTAAAATATGTGATTAATAAAGTTAAAGAATTATGTAAAAATAAAAATATATTAGAAGATAATTTTATTGTAACAAAAGAATATTTTTATCAACTTATCTTTTTAAGAGATAATGAAGAGAAACTGATTCAATTTATTAAAGATAATAGTGAGTATACGCAAGATGGATGGTTAATAGAATTTTTACCAAAAGGTGGAGCAGATTCAAAATTTTTTATTGAACAAAAAAACGGTGAAACTAAAGAAAAAACATTTAAAAATTTAGTTGATTTTTTAAGAGATAATTTTTATTTAATGCAAACTAGAAAAAATATTTCAATAAATTATGAAACTAAGCCAACAAGAGAAGGAATACATAGTCAGTAAGAAAATTTCTTTATGGCTTAAAGAGTATGGAATAAAGAATGAACAAGGTTTATTAATCGACTTTCAAAATCATTTATTTCAGTATGACATGTATTCAGACATGTCTCCGAAACAAGTAGTGCAAAAACCAGCTCAAGTTGGAGAAAGTACTAAGAACATACTGAAATCATTACATATAGCACGATATTTAGGTCTAGATATCATCTATACCCTACCAACTGCTAATGATGTAAAAGATTTTGTAAGTGGGAAAGTAAATAGAATTATAGCGAATAATCCTATATTGGAAGAATGGACAAAAGATAAAGATAGCATTGAACAAAAACGGGTCTTTAACAATGTAATTTATTATCGTGGTACATGGACAGAAAAGACAGCTATGATGGTGTCTTCTGATTTGAATATTTATGATGAAGTAGATGCGAGTAAACAAGATGTTCTTGAACAATACAGTACTCGTTTACAACACAGTAAATTTGGTGGAGAATGGTGGTTTTCACATCCAAGTATTGAAGGATTTGGTGTAAATAAAGTATTTATACAAAGTGATCAAAAACACTGGTTTCAAAAATGTTCACGATGTAATTATGAATGGTATTTAAAGTTTCCAGATAACATTGATTTAGAAAAGAAACAGTATATTTGCAGTAACTGTAAAGAAGTTTTTAAAGAAGAAGATCGTAGAAAAGGTAGATGGGTTAAGAAGTTTAAAGATAGAGAAATCAGTGGTTATCAAATTAATTCAATGTTTTGTCCATGGATTAACGCAGATAAAATAGTTGAATATTTTAAAAATAAAAGTGAAGAGTATTTTTACAATAAAGTTCTTGGTCTCCCTTATGTTGGTAAAAATAATGTAGTACATGAAACTACTATTTTACAAAATTGTATTGATGAAATTAACGAAAGAAAACAACGAATAATAATTGGTTGTGACACTGGTTTAACTCAATATTATGTTATGGGAACTAAAGATGGAATTTTTTATTATGGTAAGAACGAAGGATATGAAGAAATTGAAAAAGTAATGAGGGATTATTCAAATGCAATATTAGTAATGGATGCTAAAGGAGATTTAACAAAACCAAGAGAACTGCAAGAAAAATATAAAAATAGAGTATTTTTGTGTGAATATCGTCAAGATAGAAAAACTCTACAACTTATTAATTGGGGAGAAAATAAAGAATATGGACAAGTAGTTGTAGATAGAAACCGAATGATTCAATTTATTATTGAAGAATTTCAGAAAAAACGTATTTTATTAAACGGAAAAAAAGAAGAATGGAATGATTATGCGATGCACTGGAAAAATATTTATCGTGAAGAGGAACTTGATGTTTTAGATATGCCACGAAGAGTATGGAAAAGAAAAGGTCCAGATCATTGGGTTCACGCAACAGTATATTTAAGAACAGGTCTTGAAAAATTTGGACATGAACAAGGTCATATATTTAATAATGTTTTTTCTGATGTACCAGTTGCTCCAGAAATATATGATAATAAAATGCAAATTATTTTACCAAATAAACAAAAAAATGATTGGCGTATATGAAAAATCCTTTTAGTAAATTAGCTGGCTATTTATCAATAGCTGAAAATATAAATAAAGCAAAAGGTGAGGAGCAACAAATAGAAAATTCAGAAGGTGTTATATCAAATTTAGAACCAGAATTAAATTTATCAATGTCTGATAATGAACTTATTGCTTTAAAAGAAAACTATGAAAAAACATGGGAAAATAGTCAAGCAAAAAAAACGTTAGAAGAAAAACAAAAAACAAATGAAGATTATTGGAAAGGAAAACATTTTACTTTAAGTAATGATGATAGACCACTTATTGATAATCTTATTTTTGAAGCTGTTGAAACATTTTTACCAATGATTACAAGACAAAAACCAGAACCTATTGTTGAGGCTGATAATACAATTGAAGGTAACGAATTAGCTGATAAAGTTCAAAAGATGCTTAGTTATCAAATGGATCGTGAACGTTTAAAATTAAAATTACAGAAAGTTGCTCGTTATTGGGCATTGTACTATTTAGGAGTGATAAAAGTTGGATGGAGTTATGAAGAAAATGATGTGGCAATTCAAGTTATTCGTCCACAAAAATTAATTTTAGATCCATCCGCAACGATTAATGAGTGTGTTTATACAGGTGAATTTATTGGTGAAAAAAGACAAGAAAAAGCAAGTATTTTAATAGAACGTTTTCCTAAAAAAAGATCTGTAATTGAGGAAGAAGTTAATGGAAAATTAGGTACTAAAGTACAATTTGTAGAATGGTGGACAAATGAATATGTATTCTGGACAATGAAAAATGAAGTTTTATTTAAATCAAAAAATCCACATTGGAATTATTTTAATGAAGTAAAAAAAGTTGATGAATATGGAAAAGAAGAAGTTAGAAAAATAGATGGAAAAAATCATTTTAATTTTCCAAAAAAACCATATGTATTTTTATCTGTATTTAATTTGGGAAAGCATCCTTTTGATGAAACTACAATTATAGAACAAAATTTAGCAATACAAGATACAGTAAATAAACGATTAAGACAGATTGATAAAAATGCTGATAATACTAATTCTGGTTTAATAGTCTCAGGTGATCATTATACTAAAGATCAAGCATCACAAGTTGATAATGCTTTGAGAAATGGTGGAACAATTTGGGTTCCAAATGGAAAAGTCGGTGATGCAGTAACAAGAACGCAATCTCCCCCATTACCATCATTTGTTTATGAATCATTAATAGACTATCGAAACGAGATAAGGAATATATTTGGTATACGAGGTGCTACTCCACAAGGAATAATTAACGAGCAAACGGTACGTGGAAAAATTATGATTAAAGGACAAGATGCTGATCGTTCCTCATTAATTACAGAACATTTAGAACAATTTTGTGACGAAGTGTACAATTGGTTGGTTCAATTAATGTATGTTTATTATGATGAAGATCATGTAGCTGCAGTTATTGGTAAAGAACGTGCTAAAGAATATATTTCATTAAGAAAAGATGATTTTAATACAAAATTAATAGTAAGTGTTAAAGAAGGTTCAATGATTCCACATGATCGATTAACGGAAAGAAATGCGGCAATTGAATTATTTACTGCTGGATTACTTGATCCTATTACCGCATTTGAAAAGCTGGATTTTCCAAATCCACGCGAAGCAGCTGAAAAACTATTTAAATGGAAACAAAATCCAGAAAGTTTGTTTGCAAGTAACAATCAATCTATACAACAAAATATTAATCAACAACCAATTATTTCTGATCAAAAAGAAATTCCACAACAAATTGTAGATGAACAAAATCAAGATGTTTTAAATCAAATACCAATTCCACAATAAATATATCATTTAAAAATTATCAAAAAGAATTAAAAAATAATATGTTTTCTATGCATAAAATAATAATGGATGATGATATGGAAGAAATGATGAATAATGTTTCATCAAAAATACAAAAAGCAGCTAAAAAAAGTGATAGTGAAATATTAAAAACAAAAGCTAATGAAATGATGAAAAAAGATGATCCAGAAATAATGAATAAATGTAGAATGGTAAGAATGTTAGTCGATGAAGGATTAGATATGTATGAATGTGGTGATATGGAATTTAAAGATATGGTTGAAGATTTATATAAAGCATTAAAAGCAATTTAATAATAAACAATTTAAACACCGTTACACCCTTGAGGGCAATAGCTATGCTCTGGAGGTAGTTACGTAACGGTGTCTACTTCTCAGTGCAGAACTATTGCTCCCAAGGCAATAGTTTTTTTGGTGCTAATTTACTGGATTCACCACCAGTTAATAAAAAAGTATGTCAGAAGTTCAAAACTTCTTAGCGAATGTTGAGAGTGAAGAAAATAGTCTCAACGAGGTGACGGATACACCTTCTGAGTCGCAACCAGAATCAAACCAAACGGAAGAATCGCCATCATCTCAGGGCGAATCTCATAAAGAGAATAATACTGAGAATGAAGAAAATATACCGTTTCATAAACATCCTCGCTGGAAAGCAAAACAGCAGGAAATCGAAAATCTTAAAAAGACAGTAGACGAACTTCTTCCTTTTAGAGAAGAAGTGGAACGTTTGCGTCAAGATTTTAGTAAAGTCTCTCCGCAAGAGACGACTCAAATTCCACCTTGGTTTAGTGCGTTATATGGTGAAAATTATGATGCTTGGAAAATTATGGAATTAAAAGAAAAAGAAGATCGTTTAAAATTCAAACAAGAAGTAGTTCAAGAAATTGAAAATAGGCAAATTGAAGAAAAAAAAGAAAAAGATCGATGGAATCAATGGATAGATAATCAATTAGTAAATCTTGAAAATGAAGGAAAAAAATTTAATCGTAATGAATTATTAAAAATAATTGATGATTATAGACCAATTGATGAAAAAGGAAATTGGGATTTTAACAAAGGATATGAATTACTTCAATTAAAAAAACAACTTGAAAATAAAAACGGTCATTCTCAATCTAGAAAACAACTCGCATCATTAACTACTTCAGAATCATCTTTTGAAGAAAATTCAAAGAATTTTGTAACTAATCTTGATTTTAAAGGTGGAAAAAGAGGTTTTTAATTTAATTTTACTTATTTTATATGGCTTTTAGTCAACGAGTCTTAACAACAACTCAAGATAAGATCATGCCTTATGTAGTAGATACAATATTAAAAGGAAATGTTTTTGCTACTCGCATGTTATCAAAAACAAAAAAATGGTCAGGTGAATCAATGAAATTTCCAATTAAATATCAAAAAGGAGTTGGTGGAAGTTCTTTTAGTGGTTTCGACATTCTTTCAACAGCTGCTTCTGATACACGAGTTAATCTATCTTTTGATTTTAAATCTTACTCTACACCAATTTCACTACCACTTACTGAACTAACAGTTAATGCAGTAAATGAAACAAAAGTAATTGATCTTATGGGTGTTGAGTGTAAATCAAAAGCAGAAGATATGGCTGATGATATTGGAACATTATTTTATTCAGATGGAACTGGTAATGCTGGAAAAGACTTTTTAGGTCTTTCTGCAATTGTCGATGATGGTACTAATGCAGCAACTTATGGTGGGCAAACACGTGCTGCCTTTCCAGTTTTGAATTCAACCGTTACTGCTTCTGGAGGTGTTCTCAATCTAGCAAAAATGGAAACTCTTTATAACACAATTACTGATGGTGCACAACAACCAACTCTTGGTTTAGTTACTCCTACAATTTTTGGTTTGTATGCTCAACTTCTAACACCACAAGAAAGGATATATAAAGATGAACCAATGATGAAAGGTGGAGCAATTGGAGGAACTGGATTTACTGCACTTTATTTTAAAGGTTTTCCAATTATTTCAGATCGTAAATGTACTTCTCAGACAATGTACTTTATAAATGAAGACTTTTTGAATTTTTATTCTGCTCCTCTACAAGGAAGTTCCCCAATTAAGTATAAAGCAGTTGATATTAAAGGAAATGATTATTCAGATGTTCTTGGTCTTGGATTTACTTGGTCTGATTTTATTGTTCCTACTAATCAAGCTGCATATATTGCACATGTTTATTTGTGTGGTGAACTTATTAGTGAAAACCCAGGACGTCATGGAAAATTAACTGGTATTACAACCATTTAATATTTATTCATTAATATTTTCTTATGTCTTTAAGTAAAAGAATGTATGACCCAGCAGATATGTACGGAGGAAGTCCACGTATTGTTACTTCGTATGTTATGAACGCTAATGGAAGTTTAGCTGATCAAGCATTTTTCATAGCTGATCGTGATTTAGAAATAATTAGTATTCAAGAAGTACATTCAACAGCTGGGAATGATGCTGGTGCGGTAAATGTTCAAGTAACAAAAGATACTAGTACAACTGCTCCTGGCGCAGGAACTGATTTATTAACTAATAACACTAATGCTGGTTTTAATCTTAAAGGTACAGCAAATACAGTACAGACAGGTTCACTTGTAAGCTCAATTGATAGTTTACGATTAACTTCTGGTGATCGTCTTTCTGTAGATTTTGCTGGAACTCTTACAGCTTTAGCAGGTGTAGTTATAAGTGTAGTTCTTAAAGAAATTTAAATTTAATTAACTAAATTAATATGTCAATTTTATCAAGTGATCCACAAGTAGCTGGTCAAGGACTTTTTACAGAAAGTTCTACACAACAACATACTTTGGGTGAAAGAATGGTATGCCCAGATGGACGTGTATTTCGATATTGCAAAGTTGGAGCAACAGCTTTGGTTCCTGGGAAACTTTATCAAGCACAAGCTGAAGTAACTAATCATCAAAATTTGGCTCCAACTGCTGCTGTAGCTGTAGATTCTACTTCTGTAACAGTAACCTTGGGTGCAACTGCTGCTACTGCAAATCAATATGCAGGTGGTTGGGCAATAATTACTACTGGTGCAGGTGTTGGTTGTCAATATCGTATTGCTAGTCATCCAGCAGCTGCTGGTGGCGCAACCCTAACTCTTACTTTAGAAGATAAAATAAAGGTAGCTTTAGTAGCTGCTTCTTCAAAAGTTGATTTAGTAGCTAATCCAACAAGTGCTGTTATTGTAAACCCAGCAACTGCTTCTTCGACTCCTGTTGGTGTTGCTGTTCATGCAATTTCTGCTGGTTATTATGGATGGTTGCAGGTTCGTGGTGTAGCAGCTGTTTTAGCTGATGGTGCTGTAACAGTTGGAACTGTTGTGGCAGCTTCTAATGGAGTTGCTGGTGCTATCAAGCCATTTACTGGTGTACAAGCTCCTATTGGTATTGCTGTTACTGGTATTGCTGATACCGAATATGGCGCAGTAGATCTTAAATTAGAATAAATAAAAATGGTTTTAGGGGATGTACCAAAAAACATCCCCTAAAGGGTGCTAATTTACGTCAACTCACCCATGACGTATGTAAATAAATATGAATAATAAAGTTGTTTTATTTAAAAATTGGACTAACGAAGATTTTAAATGGAAATGGGATAGTTTGGAATATGAATTTAAATCTCAAAGCATTACTCCTCTTCCAGAATATTTGTTTAATCATTTTGCTAAACATTTATCTAATCGTGAATTAAATAAGTTAAATAGACCAATTTATTTGGAAGATCCTATTCTTTTAGAAATGATTGAAAAGTGTCGTTATGAAGAAAAAGAGGTTAACTTAATTGAGTCTGAAATAATAAAAGAAAATGTTAATCAAATTAAAGAAGAATCAAAAAAAAGAGGTCGTCCAAAAAAAGAAGTTAAGGAAGAAGTAAAACAATCTTCAGAAGAAAATTTTGAGGGATTAGAAAATTTGAAAAATTAATCAATTAATTTTATGCCAAAAAATTTTGGTTCTCTTAAAAAAGATGGAAATAATCAAACAATCCAAGCAGGAATAGGTTTTCAGACCTATGATGCTTCAACATCACCAAAAACATCTCCATTATCATATTCAAGTTCTGTTATAACTATAGCTGTTCCATCAAACGCAGTTGAAGTTTCTTTTTTGCCATCAACAAGTATGAGAGTTTCTGAAGTATCTAATATGGCAAGTTATTTTACTGTTGATACTGGTAGAGAGCAACCATTTGAACTCGGATCGCAAGATTATATTTATATAAAAAGAGATACAGATGATGGAGTGGTAAATTTTAAATTTACTTTAATTTAATATATATATGAGATTTTCTACACCGAGTAGTTCTAGCCCAGGTAGTTCAGGTGGAGGTGGAGGAATTAGTGGAACTATTACAGACACACAAGTAGCTTTTGGTTCAGGAACGGATACTATTTCTGGAAGCAATACACTTAAATTTGATTATACAAATGGTTTTTTTGGAAGAGTTTCTTCTGGTTCTCCAGAAGCACCCTTACATGCTAAAGGTACTGGTTCAGAAATGCTTCGATTACAAACAACCACAACATTTCCTGTATATTTACGATTTAAAAGTGGTACAGCAGATGATCTGGCGAGATTAGTAGGTATAAGTATTGCAGGTAATGGTGGTGAATTATCATTTTATACAAAAAATGCAGATAGTAATTCTTCTTCATCTGCTAGCGAAAGAGGTCGTTTTGATAATAATGGAAATTTTTGGGTTGGAAGTGGGCATACTATAAACGCAACAAGATCAATCGTTGTTGGAACAAATAACACTTTAAATATATCTAATAATCCAGGTGCTGTTTTTGGTGATAATAATACACTTTCTTATGCTTGGACATTTGTTTCAGGTTATGGTAATTCAGTTGGTTATCAATCTTCTGGAATTATAGGACAATCAAATGTAATTGGTTCTGGTGGATATGCATGCGTAGCTTTTGGACAAGATAATAATATAAATAATTGTAATGGTGCTATAGCTGGTGGTTCAAGCATTTATCTTTCTGGAAATGCTTATTTTGGTTTTGGAGGAAATCATGATGTAAGTGGAGCAAGATCTGGAGCTTTAGGAAAAGGGATGACTGTTACTGGGAATGATTCTATTGGAGTAGGAATAAATTCAACTGGTCAAACATTAAGTGAAGCAAATACTTTTGGAATTTTTGGAGGAAAAGAATTATTAAAAACACATTTTTCCTATGCTGGTTCTGGTATGTATAGAGAAACTGCTGCGGTAACGACTACTAATGATGCGGTAACTACTTTATGGTCAAAAACATTATCAGATAACACAGTATATAGAATGTATGTAGGAATTTCAGCTCGAAGAAGTGATTCTGGAACAGAAAATGGGATATTTGAAAGAGTATTCAAAGTATATCGACAAGGTGCTGGAGCTGTGCTTGGAACAGTTACTACTCCTTGGGCGGATGATCAGACTAGTATGGCTGGATTAATCACGATAGATGTTAGTTCAAATGATATACGAGTTCGTGTAACAGGAGAAGCTGCTAAAACTTTTGAATGGGCTGGAGAAATTAAATATCAATCAATTAGTACTAGTAGTTAATAAAATAAAAAAATTGTGCAATATGAATCCGCTTGGCAATGAAACATTAACAGTTCTTTTGGAAGATTTAAGAAGTGATATCAAAGATGTAAAAAATCAAGTAGATAAGATTGATCGAGATGTTGCCAGACTTTCACAAGCGGATGCATGGCTTAAAAAGTACATTGTAGATGAGAAAGAAAAGTTATGGAAAGAAATTTTAAAAGATGAAAAAAAATCAATAACTAGTTTTGTAGATAAAAAAACTCTTAAATTAATTATTTGGATTACTCTAAGTTTTATATCAGGAATTTTATTAAAAGATCCAGAATTATTCAAAGTAGTAGTTCAAAAATTAGTACAAGTATTATGAGTGTGTATAAAAAAGAACAAGCTAAATTTATTATACTTTTACTTTTGAGTGTATTTCTTATTAGTTTAAGTACTTTTTTGATAATTCATTCTTTAAGAGAAGAAATAGTAGATATTAAAAAAAGTCAACGAGATATTATAACAATATTAGAACAATAATATGAATACTCAACACCAAGAAAATGAACGAATGTCTAGATGCCATCCTACAAAATGTGAACTTGCATGGATGTGGCCACAATGGCACCCAACTCCCCCACATGTACCACTATACCCAACAGGATGGGCACGAGAACAACAATTAGTAGATGGTAATTTTGGTTCTGGTGTAATCCCAGATGGTGAAGATAAACGAGATTATATTTACGAAGAAGCTTTGGGTAGTTTTGAAATTGACTGGGAAAAAGGATATGACGTTCGGGATGAACTTGGTGGAGATTTTAAACCAAAAAATCAAATGGGTTCTTATTCTTGTGTTGCTCAGGCTGCTTCACAATATATGTGGGTTCATCAAGTGTTAGAGATGAAGAATAAATATGGTCAAACACTTGAAGAATTAAGACGAGATCATCCATCTGAAGTAGATGAGGTTTCTGCTAAAGCTATCTATTCTCAAATTGCCATAGCTAAAGGAGTTGGATCTTATTTAAGAGATGCTGCACTTCTTGGTATTAAATGGGGATCTTTATTTGAATCTATTGTACCAAGCTATAGATCAAATGGAATGACAGATGAAGATTTAATGTTTGATCGAACATGGAAAAAACCAGAATTAGATGAACTAGCTAGAGTGCTTAGAGGAAAAGAAGCCCGTGTTATTTATGACTCAAGGAATATCGATACCTTTGCTCAAGCAATTATTACTAATCATGGTGTTCTAAGTGGAGTTGAAGGAAGTAATGGACGTGGATGGGGGTATGCAGAAAGACCAGAATTACCACAACCAGGAGATGATATTTGGGGTCATGGACTTTATTTTGGTGCATTTGGAAAAGATGAATATGGTAAATATGTAGCTTTTCCAAATAGTTGGGGAAAAATAGTAAAAGAAGAATGGAAACCAGGATGTAAACCAGGAACAGGATGGCAAAAGATTTATGTAAATTATTTTGAAGCAGGAAGAGTATTCAATCCTTGGACTCACATGGATAGACCAAATGATGAAGTACAAGTTGAAGGACAATTCAGATATAAATTCACCAGACCAATGAGATATGGTCAGAGAAGTACTGATATTAAAATGTTACAACAAGCACTTCAAATAGATGGATGTTTTCCTAAAGATCAATCACCTACTGGGTACTACGGAACTATTACTGCTCAATCTGTAATGGAATTCCATGTGAAGTATAAAATTGTAACTATTGAAGAATTAGCCAAAATTGGAGGTTTAGAAGTTGGTCCAAAAACTAGAAAACAGTTAAATCTTTTATTTGATAAATAGTATGTTTAAAAAAATATTTCAATTTATTAAAGATATAGCCCCATCTCGAGAAACAATGGTAAGAACAGCTAAAAGAACTCTTTCAGCAGGATTTATGAGTGCACTTACAGCTTTTGTGCTTATACCAGTTAATTTAAATGAACCTAAAAAGTATATTTATTCTGTGATACTTGGATGTGTATCTGGTTTTCTACAAGGAGTAGTTAAATTTATTAGTGGGTATATTAAGTACGATTTAAAAGATAAATATGAAACTCTTAACTAGGAGTGAGATAAAAAATATTCAAGTTAAACAAAAAAATAATTTAATTAGCACGGGTATTAAGTATGCTTCTTTAATTGATGAAGAAATTAAAAAATTAAATACATTAAAAACTGAATTTGAAAAACAAAAAATTATTATTGAAGATAGTTATAAAAAACTTTTTGATGAAAAACTGAAAGAATTAGAAAAATTACAAGAAAAGAAAAATAATCTTTTAAAACAAATTAAAAAATTAGAGAGTAAATTAAAATAAAATATGAAATCATATAGTACTTTACGTAATCTTTATGGTGTATTAACTGGTAATACTGAACTTACTAATTTAACTATTGGTGATCAATTTATAAATGATGCTCAAAGAATGATGATTTCAAACTCAAATAGTGATTATACTGAAGGATTAAGTACTGATGTTACTGTTGCTAGTCAGCAAAGTTATGAACTTCCTTATAATTATGAAAAATTAAATAGTGTAACAATTACAGTTGGTAATTATAAGTATCCTGTTTTAGAAGTTACTGATAGACAATTTTGGGATCTTCTTCAACAAACACAAAGTTTTACTTCAACAATTCCACAATATTATTTTATTGATGTTGGAAAAATTTATTTTTATCCAACTCCTTCTGCAAATAATAATACCATTACTTTTAGTTATAAAATCATTGTTCGTGATTTACAAAATGCAGATTATACAACTGGTACAGTTACACTTACAAATGGGAGTGCTTCTGTTACTGGTGCTGGTACTACTTTTACTGCTGGTATGGTAGGAAGATATTTAAAATTAAATTCTGATGGGTACTGGTATAAAATAGGTAGTTTTACTAATGCAACCACAATTACATTAACTAAAAAATATCAAGGAATAACAGGAAGTGGAGCTTATACAATTGGAGAAATGCCAATAATTCCAGAAGCATTTCATCAAAATTTAGTTGATTATGCTGTTATGCAATATTGGTATAAAAATCAAGATATTAATCAAGCACGTGAATACGAAAAAAGATGGAATGAAGGATTAAAATTATCTGCGCAAGATGGTGGAGATAAAACTACAAATGTTGTTATTGGTGATCAAAAAGAAATTCATAATCCAAACTTATTTATAACAGCGTAGAAGAATATTCTATGAATGAAGAGTTTCAATTTAACATACCAATTCAATTTGAAAATATTGAAAATAAACATGGTGAATATATAACAGTAAATTTGTTTGGTGCTTCAGCAGCAACTTTAGCAAATTATGGAGTTTTTTTTGGAGCAAAATATGCTTGTGAGGTCTTACAAATTTCTGAATGGCATGAAACAGCTGGTGGAGCTAATGCATTATTACAAGTAGAAAAATTATCAAATGGTGTTGCAAAAGGTGGTGGAGCTAATTTATTAGTCACTCCATTTGATTTAAATGCAACTCCAGATACAGAACAAAGAAAAGAAATGTTTGATTTTAATAGATCTACTAAATCTACCATTTTAAATATTGGAGATAGACTGGCCTTAAAACACAATAATGTTGGTTTAGCTGGAACAGCTGGCGTACATTTAACTATCTATTTAAAACCGTTAGGACGTGGACATTATCGTTAATTTATTAAGTAAGATATGCCAAAAGTAACAAAAAATAAAATTGTATTTGATGGCGAAGATTGGTTAAGTGATGTTGATTATCTATCTACATCATCTTTATATCAAAGAGGAACAAATCACTTATCTTTAGCTGATAGTTTTGATCCAGTAAGAGATTATGGGTATGCTCAACCTGGTTTTTTACCAGAAGATGCCTCTAACGTTGCTCTAGTTACTGCCAGATTAACCTGTGGAATAAAAACAGCTGTGCAACAAGCATATGTTGGGAGTGCTGATGGTAAAGTGCATGAATTAAGTAGTTTATCTACTGTTCCATCAGTAAGTAATAATGCCCCGTTTCCTCATACTATAGCTGGTGCAAATCCGATTGTAAGGGATATGGCAAGATATTTTGTTGGGGTAACACCACCAGTTCCGTATGTATTTTATTCTTATGTAACAAATACATTTTGGGATGTAGGTACTTATGATTTTGCTGGAACTTTTGCTGATACGTTTATGTCTACAACACCAGCAACACCTCTTGCAAACCCAGATCGTCAAGATGGTGCTCTATATTCTCATCCAATGGTAGTTGGTGATAGTGGTTTTTTATATATAGGTGATAGAAATTATGTTCATTCATATGATGCTTCTCGTGGTGCAAATGGAACATTTTTTTCAAGAGTTTTAACTCTTCCAGTTGGGTATATTATTACTGCAATAGTAAATTATCAATTTTATTTAGTTGTTTTTGCATATAGAGAAGGTACATTTACAAATTATTTATCTGAATCAAAAGCATTTTTTTGGGATACTTTTTCTAGTTCTTATTTATATTCAAAAGATTTAAGCTTAAATAGTGTTACAGAAGCTATAAATTATAGAGATACACTTATTTGTTTTGGTTATGGTAATAGTGAAGGTTTTTACCCAACTGTAGGAACGATGCAAATTTTTGATGGATCAAATTTTAGAATTTTAAAAAAAGGTGTAGATATACCAGATCATAATGGTGCTCAAGTTGTTGGAGAAAATATTTTTTGGAATGGTCAAGGAAAAGTGATGGCATATCGTGGATTAGGAGATAGAAAGAATTTCCATGAAATATACACTGATACAAATACTGATAGTGGAATACTTAGATTTTTTTCTAATTTTTATAACCCTTGTATTTCAACTGGTGCAGGTGCAGGTGCAGGATTAAAAACATTAAGAAATTCATATAATACGACTGCTTTAGTAGCAACAAAAGTTGTAGAACCAGAATTTCCAGAATATATGAAAGGAAAATTAAAATCTATAACAGTAGTTTATCAAAAACCAGTAAGTGGTGGTCGTGAGTTAAAATTAGAATATTTTGCTGATGCAAATGCGATTACTTTATTTAGCGGTAAAACAACAGTTGATAAATTAATTGAGAGGTATGAATATAATGCTGATGGAACAAATGTTAATAGTGTTGGGTTTAAGCAAATTCAATTAAAATTAACATGGGGTGCTGGTGCAGGAAGTACTGTTGCCCCAGCTGTTTCAAGAGTAGAAATGGAATATGAAAGTATTTCAATTGAATAATAATTTTTTAAATTAAATAATATATGGCAATAAGTTTATTAGGTGCTGCCGCAGCAGCAGCAAAAGCAGCTGCATTAAATAAACAAAAACAACAAACTTCTTCTGCTTATGGGACAAGTTCTGCTTATAATACAAATCAAAGTAGTGTTAAATCAGCTTTACCAAAACCACCTGCACAACCATCACAAGGAATGAGTTCTGCTTATTCTTCTAATAAACCAAGTATTCCAGTTTCGCAAATGCAAGGTCCACGAGTTGAATATAATTATAAAGCCCCACCAACACCAGCTGATATAAAAAATTATAATCCTTTTACACAAAATCCAGCATATCAAGCAGTAAATAATCCACAATACACTAGCACAGCCCCAAAAACTACTGGAAACGCAGAACAAAATGCAATGTTATCTGCTGCTAATAATGCCGTAAAAAACTATACTCCAACAAATAATAAAGTAGAAAGTTACTATTCTCAACCATCTAATTATTCATCTAGCCCTGTAAATGATTATTCAAATTATCAAACAGATTCTAATTTAAATAATTATCAGAATAATGATCAATTATCAACGCCAGATCCATCATTTGAAATGCCTAATCCAAATTTTGAAACACAAAATATTGTTCCAGCCTCAGTTACATCACCAACTTCACTTGCAGGAGGTGCGAGTCCTTATATTGGACAAATTAATTCTATAAAAGAGAGATTAAAAAAAGCTAAAGACGAATATGATTTATATGGTAATCAAGATGAAAATGAAAAAGCTCTTGAATCTCAATTAGATCAAATTAATGCAAATATTAAATTATTAAATGCTAAATCTATTGGTGATGATGTTTCTTTATTAAACGAGTTAAAACAAACTGAAAGGAATCCTTTAGCTCCCGCATTAAACTTTGTACAAGGTCAGCAAAGAATAATTTCTGATAATGCAGAACTTAAAAAACAATCATTAAATGCACAAATACAAGGTTTAGCAGCTCAAGCAGAACCGCTAACTACTAAATTAGCTAGATTACAAGCACAGAGATCAATGCAGCAAGAAGCTAAGAAGAATGAAATGGCCGCAATACAAAGTGAATTAGAGCAAGTATTCAACGAACAAAGAGCTTTAGCACCTCAATTAAAAGAAGTTGCAGGAAATCTTATTGAATACGATCCATCAACAGGAGGTTATCGTACTGTATTTTCTGCACAACAGAATGAAAATTATAAACCAATTGAAGTTAATTCTGGAGCTACATTAATTGATCCAAGAACTGGAAAAGTTATTTACTCTGCTCCAGCTGCTTCAGAAAAAGAAAAAGTAACAGATGATATTGCTGAATTTAATGTAGCTCGACAGCAAGGTTTCAAAGGAAATTTTGTTGATTTTAAACGCGAATTGGCAAATTTAGTTGAAAAAGGAACTTCTGCAAGCAATTTACCAGCAGCTTATAAAGAATATCAGTTAGCTCAATCTGATCCATCTTTTGCAAAATATTTACAAGGATCAAAACCAATGTCACAAGATCAAATTAAAGCTGCTAGTTTTGCAAATCGTTTGCAAGATGCTGATACGATTATTAATCAATTAGGAAGTGTGGGTGCTCAAAAAATTGGTTTAATTAGTGGGAATGATAGATTTCCTAATATACTAAAAAGTCCAGAAAGACAACAACTTGAACAAGCTCAAACTAATTTTATAACTGCTGTTTTAAGAAGAGAATCTGGAGCTGCAATAAGTCCAAGTGAGTTTAGTACTGCTGCAAAACAATATTTTCCTCAACCTGGAGATAGTTCATCTGTAATGGCACAAAAAGCAGCAAGTAGAAAAAGAGCAATTAAAAATTTATTAGATGAGGCTGGAAAAGGTAGTGATATATATAACACCTCTTCGAATACAGCTAATAGAGATCCTTTGGGACTAGGTTTTAATCAGCCCCTGAGCATGGGCTTAAACGGTTCATTAAAACCTCAAGCTGAGAAAAAATATCCAACGGGTGTTACAGGAGGACAATGTGGTGATTTTGCTCATAAATTAGTTGATTTCCCATCAGTTGGTGATGGTAAACTTCAGAAATTTAAATCAGTAGATAAATTTGGTATCCAAGCTAATGAATGGAGACAAAATCCAAAAGTTGGTGATGTATTAATCACAGATGAAAATCCTACTTATGGTCATGTTGCTGTAGTGAATGAGATACTTCCAAATGGAATGGTTAGATTATCAGAAAGTAATTTTAGAGGAAAAGAAAAAGTAAGTCATGATCGCCTTGTTTCCCTCAATTCAGCAAAAATTTACGGTGCAATTAGGGGTAAATTAAAAGTTTAATAATTATTTTATGCCAGAACAAAAATATTCTATAGAAGAATTTGGACAAAAAATAAAAGAGAAATATCCTGAGTATGAAAATATTGATAATGTAGAATTAGGTAAAAAAATACTAGAAAAATATCCTGAATATAGTGATAGAATTAATGTTGGAGTAAATAAACAATCTAATATTTCTCCTAAAATTGATACTCAAAATTATAATTCTACTCAACAACCACAACAATCTGATGGATTTTTAAAATCTTTAGCTAGAAGTGTTGTAAGTCCTGTTGCCAAGTTAGCTACAAGTGCAAAAAATGTTGCTGCAAGTACAGGAAAACTTTTAACAGGTGATGTACAAGGTGCTGGACAAGAGTTAAATAAAAGTAGAAATTTTTCTATTCCAATTTTACCTGGTATGGCTGGAATTAATTTAGGTAAATTTGATCCAGCTTTTACAGGTCAAGAAACTACAGCTGGAGCTGCTAAAAAAATGACTGGGTATGGAGCTGAAATAGCTTCAACTATTGCCCCAGTTGGTAATGTAGGTAAGGGAGCGAAACTTTTAAAAACAGCTGGAAAATTTGGTACAGTAAATGTAGTTGGTAATCTAGGAAATCAGCTTCAAGGGGATCAACCAATAAATGTAAATGAAACTATACAATCTGGATTATTAGGTGCAGCATTACCAATAGCTGGAAGAGGTGCAAGTAAACTAATTAAAGGTGTGGGTAATGTTGGTTCTGAAATATTAGGAAAAACAACAGGAACAAGTGCTGATGTGATAAAAGAAGCATTTAATAATCCAAATGTTGTTAAATTTGCTAGACAAGCTGGTACAAAAGGTGGAGCAGATTTACAACTACAAGCTTTAGAAGAAGCTCAGCAAGGTCTTAAACAAATAGTTCAAAAAAAAGGTAATGAATATGTTTCAGAATTAGAAAAAATAAAAACTTCTGGACCAGAAGTTCAACAAGTTTTAGATTCTACAAGAAATAATGCTAAACAATTATTATCTGATTTTGATATTAAAATTCAAGAAGGTAAAAAACTTAATAATTTAAATTTTGATAATAGTACTATAACTAAAAATAAAGAAATAGTTCAAAAAGCATTTAATGATGTAATGAGCTGGAGGGATACTTCTGCTGCTGGTATTGATAGACTTAAAAAACGTTTATCCCAATATGCCAATGATATACCTGCTACAGAAAGAGGTGGTGCATATAATTTTATTATGGATCTTCAAAATTCTGTAAAATCTGGATTAAATGAATTTGTTCCTGGTTATAAAGAAATGACTTCAAAATATGCTCAAGCATCAGATTTAATTGAAGAAATAGAAAAAGCACTATCTTTAAAAGATACCGCTTCACAAGATACTGCTATCAGAAAATTAATGTCTACTGTTCGTGATAATAATGATTTAAGAAAAGAATTTGTTGATGTATTAAGTGGAGCATCTGGTAAAGATATTAGAGGAAAACTTGCTGGGTCTGCTTTGTCACCAGGGTTGGCTAGAGGTTTATCTGGTAAAATTGCACAAGTAGCAATTGGTGGTGCTGGTGTTGCACATTTTTTAAATCCAAGTGCGGTTCCATTATTAGGACTTTATGTATCAGCTTCATCTCCTATATTAGTTGCAGAATTTACATCTTTATTAAACAAAGTAACAAAACCAATGATTAAAGCAAATAAATTTAGTCCGCAAATACAAAATGGATTACGTGTTTTACTACAAAGATCATTAAATGAGAATTAATTTTTCTCATTAAACATATAAAGAAGTATTGTTAAAGCAAAAACAGAATAGTAAAAAATATTTGGTATTTTAATTGCATGAAACCAATATTGAGCAATTGATAAAGGAATGAGCAGAATTATTCCAAAAGCCCAAAATCTAAAAATATATTCTTTAAATCTTTCATTCTTTTGATTTTCCATATTTAGTCTTTTAAAAATTTTTTTGTATTCAATTATTTATTTCTTAATTAATTTATTCCACACATAAATAATTAGAGGAGTTGTAAATATTGAAAGAAAAAATGCTGTAGTTACTTCATCGTTACCATAATAATTATCACCTGATAATTTTGTTATTATTGCTATATTAGTAATAAAAAGACAAAGAATTAAAAAAACATTTTTTACTTTTTCTTTCATAATTATTGTGGTTGAGAATTTGTAATATTTACATTTATCGAATCGTTTGACGTTGTTCCATCTGCATTTGTACAAATTATTTCAAATTTAAGAGTTTGACCCATGTAATTATTAGATAAATCTGTATAATCTGTTAAAATATTTTCATAAGATCCATCTACTGTTTTTGCTTGTCCTTGCCAAAATTTATTTCCAGATTTAACACAAGAAAAGTCATTTGTTTCAGATTCAGTATTGTTTAAAGTGACATATAATCTTAATGTTGATTTAAAATAATTTTGTGGATTGATATAAAAATTTAAATTTTTTGCTTGGTATTGAGGTATATTTGATAAGTCTGGTAAATTTGCTAAAGAACGATTTGTATGAAAATTAATACCAACAGCATTTTCAACTGCTGTCCATTGTTTATTCATCTTAGTATTACTACTACCATTAATTGAAACAAAAGCTTTCTTTTTATTACTTAAATCAAGTTGTGGTTGTGTTGGTTGTTCTGGTTGAGTAGGTTGAACAACTGGTTGAACTGGTTGAACTGGTTGTGTTTGTGGTTCTTGAATAGGTTCAGTTCTTGGTTGTTCTACAACTGGTTGTTGAACTACTTGCGTAGCAGCAAGTTGTGCTTTAATTATTTTATCCAACTCTGCTAATCTTTGTGCTTCTTGAAGTTCTTCTAATTCTTTAGTTCTATCTTCTACTTCAATCATTAGAGCTAATGTTTTATTAAGTCTATTTCTAGTAACTGAATCAAACTTTCCTGTTTGTTTTAATTTATAGTTCTTTTGTAATTTCATTATTGCAGTTCTTGTTAAACTATAATAATTTCCACTGATAGGACCAGAATAGTAATTTTTATCTTTCAAATATTGTTGGAGTTTTTTTACTTCAGAATTGTTAGTTGTTCCATATTTCAAATCTTTTTGGAATAATTCGGTTGCTGAAGCTGGTGAAATCAATGCTAAAGTTAGCAAAAATATTGTTACTATACCTCCAAGTTTTTTCATATAAATAAAGTTAAATTTAATTAAATGTATTTTAGCATAAAATAAAAGTCACTTCCAGCGCGCCGTCTTGTGCATCCTTAATCCATAAGGATCCTGTTTTACCAGGAAGACGACGCTTTTGAAAGCGACTTATAGGATTAAGTTTGCACATAGATGAAGTTACCAGATAACTATAACTAAAGCAAAGAGTTATCCACTTTTCTATTTACTTTTTATATCTTGGTAATTTTTTATCCTTGTATAAAGAATAGAAAACTATAGAAAATGAAATGATAATTAGTATAGCTATTATTTTAGAAAGCATAATTTAATTAAGTATTTAATATAACTATACTATATTTTTTATAATATAAATTGTGGATAAAATAATTTGTTATTTATATAAATATTTGTTATAGTATGTTTGTTATCGAAAGATAACCAGCGAAGCAATAAAATAATAAATGAAAACCTCATATTTATATATAATTTCAAAGAGTTTTTACAGAGTGTTTTCGACTGGGGTTCGCAAGAATTCTAGCCTTAAAACTTGGAGTCCAACGACTCCAGTCGTTGCTCGCTGTAAGGACTCTTTTTTATTTGGTTTCTAGGATAAGTTTGCCCATGCTTTTCTTTTCCTAGAATTACTAAATCGTTCCTAGTTTTCTAGTTTATTAATAGGACGTAATATAGGAGGTATGACAATCATTTGTCGTCCATGGATTACTTTGCGTAATGGTAAACGCCTTTATGCAAGTTCCGTTGGTAAACAGGCATTTTGTTTTCCTGTACATGAAATTAAACAAAAAGCAAAAAACGTTCATTAGAACGTTTAGTGTAGGAACCTGCCCGCCGATAAGGCGGGCTTTGCTTTTATTATTTATAGTATATCACAATTATTAATATTGTGTATAATTTATAATATTTTCAAAATACTCTTGACTTAGTATAACATATTTGTTATTTTCAGAAAAATAAACGTGCAACCCCTTTGTGGGCTGCTCGTTTTTTTATTTTGTTTTTAAGTATTCTCGAGAAATCTTCGAGGTTACCTTATTGACATTTTAAAAATTACTACCTAGTGTTGATAATTAATAATATGAAATTTATTGAAGGAGGAGAAAAATATATCTATTATTTACAGTTTGAAAGAGATACACCTGTTACTGAACAAACTTTAGAAACTGTTAAAAAAAGAATTAAACAGCTTGGTTTAGTTTGGCAAGGAAAAGAAGTTGAATCACTTACATTGCAAGATATATTGGCTTTTAAAAAAGAACTCCTGGATAGAGGGTGTACTTTTAATTATGTACGAGCATACTTTATTCTTCTTCGATCATTGTTTAAGTATTTAAGTACTATTACTACATGTTTGGATTATACTAGTATTAAACCACCGCATGTACCTGTAAAGGATGTTGACTATTTAAATAAAAATGAAGTTCAGAAAATGCTTAGTTATTTTAATGAAGAAATAATTAGTGATCTTCGTTCTAAAGCAATGGTTATGATTTTGCTCGATACAGGTATGCGTATACATGAATGTATTAATCTAAATAGAGATACAATAGACTTTGAAAATAAAACAGCTATAATTGTAGGTAAAGGACGTAAAACACGTATGGTGTTATTTACTGAATGGAGTTTAGGTATTGTTAAAAGGTATCTTGATCTTAGAGAAGATAGTAACTCTGCTCTATTTGTTACTCATACTAAATACCCTTTTATACCACAACGGATTAAACAAGATGGTTTTAGAGGGTATTTACGTATGATTAGTAAAAAGATGGGTAAGAAGATAACACCCCATACTTTAAGAAGAACAGCTGGTACTAATTTGAGAAATAACGGAGCTGATATTCTGATGATTAAAGAGTTTTTAGGTCATGAAAATCTGGCTACTACGAATAGATATTTAGGTATTGATTATGAACGATTGAAGAAAGAACATAAAAAATATATGGTGTATTAA